CGCGGAAGCCTGCGGCTGTAACAGATGGAACTGTAGGCGTTGCAACCCATCCGATCCATTTGAGGGTGCGATGCGAGCCGCTTCGGATTGGGTCTACAAGGCTGATCGGTGGTTCAGTACCTTGCCGATTGGCGCACAGTTCAGCAGCGAGGATGTGACAGCGGCTGTTGGGTTCCCTGCCGGGGAGCAGGCGAGCAATCGGAATAACGCCGTGGGTGCGTGGGTGAGGAAACTTGCCACACAAGAGCGCATTCTGCGGTCGCACCCGATAGCGTCACGCAACCGCGCATCGAACGGCGCAACCATTTGGGTGTGGCGTAAGTGCTAACTGAGTGTGGCCCGGTCAGGCTTCCCCTTCCGAACCGGGCCACACCCCATTACAACCAGAAAGGGTAGCAAATGGAGCAAGAACTAGCGGTAGAACGACCAAGATTTGAGATGGTTCCGCATTGGGTGATTGACCATCCCAACATCACGGGTAATGCAGTTCGGTTGTACCTACTGCTGCGGCGCTATTCGGACAGCCAGAACCGCTCATTCCCGAGCCGCAAACGCCTGTCAAACGATCTGAACGTGGCGCTGGCTACGGTCGATAGCGCCCGAGATGTTCTGGTCGCAATCGGCGCACTAACAGTAACACCTAGGTACACGGACAGCGGCGACCAGACCAGTAACTTGTACGTTCTGCAATGGGACTCCCCGTTGCCAGAATCTAGACGACCCCCCTACCAGAATCTAGACGACCCCCTAGGTAGAAATGTAGAGGCGAACTCATACCCAAGTTACTCAGACCCAAGTAACCAAGACACGGCTGCTCCGTCTGAGTCGGAGACTCAGCGAGCCCAACGGCTCACGAAGGTCTACACGAACAAGGTTCCGTTATCGAAGTTCCCTGCCGTTATGGGGATTGTCAAGAAGGCGATCAAGGCTGGGTATGGCGACCAGCAGATAACGATTGCGCTGGAAGGGCTCGCAGACGACGGGCGACCCGTTACGGTGGATTCGTTGCGGATTCAGATGGAAGGGCTTCCGACCACCAGAAGTGTTACAGCGTTGGATCGGAAGCGGAATCGGCAACGGGAAGTGCTGGCGAAGTATTCAGGGACGGAGGCAATCGGATCATGAACAAGAGCGACATAGCGTTTGTGTTGTCATTCGCGTCAACGCTGGACGCAAGGGTGCCATTCGATGAGGCGGCTGTAGAGGCGTGGGCGTTAGTGCTGGACGCCGACATGGAAGGCAAATGGGCAGGAGAGTACGTCAAGAAGCATTACGGCAGGGGCGACGACTTGTTGATCCCATCCGTTCTGAATCGTGGCTGGCAGGAAGCCAAGAGGGCGAGGGCGCAAGCCAAGTGGTCAGGTGACGCAGAGGCCAGCGAGCGGCATTGCCGAAGAACTGGTTGCCAATGCACCCACACAAGCCCCTGCTACAAGGGCTGGATCGACCGCGAGGACAACACCGCTACGTCGCCCTGTCCCGTCTGTAGGCCGTCGCTTGCTGACGTTCTGAGCCAAGTTGCGCCCCTTGGATTACGGGAAGAACACGACCACGCGATGATCCGTAACCGATTCCGTGACGAGTAGCCGTTATCCTTGACGGGTGCGGTTCTTTGTGCCGGGTCGCCCGGTCCCACAGGGCAGTCTCAAGTTCATCAACGGTCGCCCGATACATCACCGAGCGGCTGATCTTGCGGCATGGCGTGCAGACGTTGCCCGGGTCGCCTTGGCGAATGGCGTGAAGTGCGAGGAAGGCCCTGTAGTGTTACACCTGTTGTTCTGTCTGCCTAAACCGCGCACAGTCAAACGGGATTTGCCACACGTTCGCCCCGATCTAGACAAACTGGTTCGCGCAGTAATGGATGGGCTGACGGGAGTGGCGTATGAGGATGATCAACAGGTTTGCTCGCTGGTTGCGGACAAGGTCTACACGCTCAATCCGGGAGTGTTCATTCGCATTGGAGACAGACCATTTGACTAACCTACGGGAACTGTTATTCGATAGGTGTAGTGGTTACTGTGAGCGGTGCGGGATACCGCTGGCCGATTCTTGGGCCATGCACCACCGCTTGCTGAAATCGCGTGGAGGCAAGGACGAGATAACCAACGTGGTTGCGTTACACCACCATTGTCATAACCTCGGGACCAACTCAGTTCATCTGAACCCGGCAGAGGCGACACGCCAAGGATTCATGGTGCCAAGTGGTAGTAACCCAGCCGACGTTCCGTTACTATTAGCCGAAAGGTTTCTCGTCCTGCTGACAGACAACGGCATGTATGAGGAAATCGAAGAAGGAGACGGGAATGGCTGGTGAAGCACTCATCACAGTTGTCGGGAATCTCGGCGCTGATCCTGAAATCAAGTTTCTGCCTGACGGCACCGCTGTTTGCAATCTGCGGGTAGCCAACGAGGAAAGGAAGTTGGTCGATGGTGAGTGGAATACTGTCCGCACCAACTGGTACAAGGTCGCGGTCTGGAAGTCACAGGGCGAGGCAGTCGCAGAACACGCTACCAAGGGCAGTCGGGTTGTTGTCGTTGGTCGGCTCACGTTCGACGAGTACGAGAAGGACGGGGCTACGCGGCTGGTCCCTGAGATTACGGCTGAGGCTGTGGGTCTGGTCCCTAAGCCAGCACCCAAGGTCAAGCCACAACAGGTAGAGGATGACGGGAGCCCGTTCTAATGATTGACGACAATCCTTTCACGACCACGACGGTTACCGCCGATGTGGTTGTAACTCCAACAGTCAGCGAGCAAGATGTTGTGGACTCCCACGCTGCTGCCGCTATCCTTGGAGTTACGCTGAACAACCTGCGGCAGATGGTGTTCAAGAAGAAACTTGCCGTGGTGGGTAAGGCTGGTCGGCGCGTCACGTTCCTCCGGTCGGACGTTGAGGCGCTCAAGTCAACCCGTCACGGCTCATAATCTGTGGGGGCGAGTCTCCTACCCTTGGCTCGCCCCCACACCCTCTCTCAAGGATGGTCATGGATACCGAACTGGTCAGCATCGACACGTTGTCGCTGGACCCTTACAACGCACGCACGCATTCTGAGCGCAATCTGAGCGCCATTGCAGCCAGCCTCAAGGAGTTCGGGCAGCGTAAGCCAATCGTGGTGCACCAGAACGTCGTGATTGCCGGTAACGGGACGCTAGAAGCCGCGCTCACGCTCGGTTGGAAGGAGATTGCGGTAACCCGCACGCCTTCCGATTGGACGCTTGAGCAGGCGCGTGCGTTCGCCCTCGCAGATAACCGCACAGCGGAACTTGCCGAGTGGGATACCTCAATCCTGTCTGACCAGTTGGTCGCCTTGGATGAGATCGGCTTTGACATGGAGGCGCTTGGGTTCGCGCCGATTGTGCCGCCAAGTGACCCTGAGCCACCCGAGGATTTCCCCGATTTCGATGAGGACACCAAGACGGCGTACTGCTGCCCGAAGTGTGGCTATGAATGGAATGGCAGCCCACGGTAATGCATCCGTCTGCGCCAGCAATCCGTGAGTTGATGCTGGAGTTGTGCCAATCCACGAAACCAACCACGGTGTTCTTGTCGGCTGGAGTAGACAGTAACGCCATTCTTTGCGCGTTCCTCGCTAACGATATCAAGCCAAGCGTTACATCGTTCTGTATGGATGGTAAGCCCAGCACGGATTTCAGGGCCGCACAGCAGACAGCGCGGCGGCTTGGGCTGGAGTTCTACCCGGTGTTCCTGCCGACCGACTTGGATCAGTTGGTGGAGGATATCAAGTTCATCATGTACGCCTACCTGCTGCGCAAGAAGGCTGAGATTGAGTCCTTCTGGCCGTGCTGGTATGCGATCCAAGCCAGCCAAGACAACGGGCAGCGTGTTATTGCTAACGGCTTGACGGCTGGTGGCCTATTCGGTGATGACCGTGAGTGTTCCATCCGTGGGCATGGGCCAGACGGTGATGACCCAACGTGGCTAGATGAGATTCGGGCCAAGAAGTTTGCCAGCCCGACCCAAGGCCAAAAGGTCGCGTGGAACATGGCGTGCGGCGAGAGACAGATTGAGATTATCAGTCCTTATCGGCATGCCAAGTTCCGCGAAATCCTCCAAGGAGTCTCCTACAAATCGTGCAACACCCCCAAGCAGAAGCAGCCGTTGCGTGACGCCTTCCCTGAAATGGCGAAGTTGCCGATTCGGAATCACGCCAACCTGCAACTTGGAGACTCGGGCATCTCAGACCATTTCGCAAAGTTACTGGCGCATCCTGTGAACGTGTCAAAATCTCGCAGCGTTGTTGGCATTTACAACAATCTGGCGAAGGGACTGGCACATGCGGGATGAAGTAATGCCAGAAGGCAAGTGGCAGTTCAACCATTCGGTAGCAGCCGTATTCGATGACATGCTGGCCCGATCCATCCCTGACTACATCGGCATGCGCCGTATCGTTACAGAGTTGGCTCTGTGGTTCGCACAGTCGCATACAGCCATTGTTGACCTCGGTTGCTCCCGTGGGGCGGCACTCAAGCCCATCATCGAAGCCTTGGGTAACGATTGCAGTTACCTCGGCGTGGAGATCAGCGATTCCATGCGTGCCGCTGCTCGCAAGGAAATCCCGCAAGCAGAGATCCTGCCCCTTGATCTGCGTGAGGCGTATCCGAACATCCCAGCATCGGTAACACTCAGCGTCCTGACCCTACAGTTTGTGCCGATTGAGTATCGGCAGCGGATTCTGTCGGACGCCTTCCGTAACACAACCAGCGGTGGCGCGTTCATTCTGGTGGAGAAGATTCTTGGATCGGATGCCTTCACCGACAAACTGTTAGTAGACACCTATCTGTCCCGTAAGGGGGAGAACGGCTACACGCAGGAGCAAATCGCAGCCAAGCGCCGATCCCTTGAGGGCGTACTGGTGCCAGTAACAGCGGAGTGGAATGAAGATTTCTTGCGTGCAGCGGGTTTCGGTCATGTGGAGTGCGTGTGGAGGCATCTGAACTTTGCTGCGTGGATTGCGACCAAGCCGTGACCCGTAAGCATCGACGGGCAGACTGCGAATGCCGTTACTGCTCCATTTGGGATGCCGCCTACAAGCAAGCCAAGCAAGATGCGGCGCAAGCAATCGCGGAAGTGCCCTACACGATGATCGACAACGTGGGTTTCATTATTCGGCATGAAGCCATTGACGCTGCGGTGGGGAAGCCATGGACAAACCAGAGTATGTGATCCCGTCGATGCTGGAGGTCGCCAAGACCCAAGGCACGAACGGTTACACGATGGTCAGTACGTTCTCAGGCTGCGGAGGTTCCTGCCTCGGGTTTGAGATGAGCGGTTACAAGGTCGCGTGGGCTAACGAGTTTGTGGAGGCGGCTCGGGACACCTACATCATGAACCACCCGGGCGTTATCGTGGATGGGAGAGATGTTCGTGAGGTCACCGGGTCTGACATTCTTTCTGCAATCGGTAAGGGCGTTGGCGAGGTCGATGTTCTTGAGGGTTCCCCGCCGTGCGCCTCGTTCTCAACGGCAGGTTCCCGCGAAAAAGGCTGGGGCAAGGTCAAGTCATATTCTGATACTGAGCAGCGTGCTGACGATCTGTTCTTTGAGTACGCTCGCCTTGTTGGTGAGGTACAGCCGAAGGTGTTCGTCGCGGAGAACGTGAGCGGTCTGGTCAAGGGCAAGGCGCTCGGCTACTTCAAGTGGATTCTCGCGGAACTGAAAGCCAACGGTTACACGGTTGAGGCCAAGTTGCTGGATGCCTCATGGCTTGGGGTACCTCAGGCTCGCCAGCGGTTGATCTTCATGGGTGTCCGAAATGATCTGGTGGAAACCTACGGTGTAACACCAACTTACCCGCAGCCGTTCCCGACCCGTCACACAGTAAGGGAAGTGCTGCCTAACATTCAACGGATGAAGTTTGGCGGGAAGCCGCACAACTACCAGTCCAGCGACAAGCCAAGCCCGACTGTTATGGCAAGCGACGGGCAGACCAGCCCAACCGCGTATTTCAGCAGCGGCGGATTCGTGGAGACACACGACGAGGTAACCCATGACCCTGAAACCGGGCAGGAAATCAGCATCGGCAGGTATGCGATAGGACCCGAGTGGGACAAACTTGCTCCCGGTGAAGCCAGCAAACGGTATTTCACCCTTGTCAAGTCCCATCTGGACGCCCCGGCACAAACCATTGTCGCCCAAGGCGGGAACGTCGGAGCAGCAGCGATAACACACCCGACACAGCGCAGGAAGTTCACCCTGCAAGAGTTACGGCTGTTGTCATCGTTCCCCGCAGACTTCCAACTGACAGGAACCTACGAGCAGCGTTGGGAGAGGATCGGCAGGAGTGTGCCACCGCTTATGGCGAAGGCGATTGCCGACAGCATTCGTTACAACATTCTGGACGGGATAACATCATGAGTAAGTGGGAGGACGACGACTACGCATATGTAGTGGCGCAAGCAGAGGCTGATGGGCGGAGGCGTGGCTGGAATGAAGCGCTGGACGCTGCACGGGAAGCGGTCGAACGAGTGTCAACACTCTTTGAGCCGCTTGGTCCCGCCCTCGCCGCTATCGACGCACTACGGGAGGAAAAGCCGCCACCACTCCCACCTTCAGTAGGCGTTCCGACTAAGCCAATGTGGCCCCTGCGACCTAACAGTTAGAGTGTACCCATGAGCAAAGCACGCCCATCCAGAATCACACCAGAGGTGTTAGAGAAGGAAGCCGAAGTCCTCCGACTCCGCAGAGCAGGCCTCACATTCGACATGATCGCCAAGCGCATGGGCTACAGCCACGCGTCAGGCGCGCAAAAGGCTTACGCCAACGCGTGCAAGCGCATCGTGTACGCCGAGGTGGAGGAAGTGCGCAAGGAGGAGCAGGACCGTCTGGATATCGCGCAAGCCGCTATCTGGGCTGGCGTTATCCAAGGCGACATACCGAGTGTTACGGCATTGATCCGTATCATGGAGCGACGGGCCAGACTGCTCGGGCTGGATATGCCAACCCGCGTGCAGCAGGAAGTGACGGTGTGGAACGGTGACAGCGACCTTGACAGGGAGATCCAAGACCTTATCCAGCGACTTGCTAGCGTTGACCGCGAGTCGGAAATACTGGCAGACGCAGAGAGCGAGACCTGAACAGTTAGCCCCTGAGGGTGACTGGACTACATGGCTCTACATGGCTGGCCGTGGCGCTGGCAAGACCCGTACTGCCGCTGAATGGCTGGCGTACAAGGCAATCACCACACCTAACAGTCGATGGGCGATAGTTGCACCAACGTTCGGTGATGCTCGGGATACGTGCGTGGAGGGTGAGTCTGGCATCCTCTCCGTCCTCAACCGTTACGGTGCGGTGCGCGGGTTCAACAGGTCAAGCATCCAAATCCGCTTGCGTAACGGGTCGATCATCCAAGCGTTCTCAGGTGAGGAACCAGAACGGCTGCGCGGCCCACAGCATCACGGCGCATGGGTGGATGAGTTAGCCGCGTTCCGTTACATCCAAGAGGCGTGGGACCAGTTGCAGTTCGGGCTACGCCTAGGACAGCACCCGCAGACGATTATCACCACGACACCGAAGCCACGGAAACTGATCCGTGACTTGATGGAACGGCAAGACGGAACAGTAACAATCACTAGAGGTTCCACGTTCGATAACGCTGCGAATCTGGCTCCGACTGCGCTGATCGAACTCAAGGCGAGGTATGAGGGTACGAGGCTTGGTCGGCAGGAGTTGTACGGAGAGTACCTAGAGGACGTTGACGGTGCCCTGTGGACGTTGAGCGGTATCGAACGGGATAGGGTTAGGGAAGTACCCGATAGGATTATTCGCAGGGTTGTCGCGGTCGATCCAGCCATTACAGCGAATCCAGAATCAGATGAAACTGGCATTATCGTCGTGTCACGGGACGCTAACGGTCACGGTTACGTTGAGGCCGATCACAGCATGCGCGGCACCCCACACGAATGGGCCACAAGAGTTATCAACGTGTTCGACCAGTATGAGTGCGATAACGTCGTGGTCGAGGTGAACCAAGGCGGTGACATGGTGACCAGCACCCTGCGCACCATTCGCAGCAGCATCCCTGTCAAGGAAATCCGAGCCAGCAAGGGCAAGCGGCTACGCGCAGAACCCGTTAGCAGCCTCTATGAGCAGGGCAGAATCCATCACGTCGGAGTGCTGGATGCGCTGGAGGCACAGATGACAACGTGGACGCCAGACGACCCGAAATCACCAGACCGACTTGACGCGCTGGTGCACGGTCTAACAGACTTGATGGATGGTGGCGGTGCAACAGCGTACTTGAGGGCAATCGCGGTAGTATGCGGTTGCGGCTTCCCTAACATTCGGGGTGTTGAGAAGTGCGAGAAGTGCGGCGCGACTCTGGAAGCAGGCTGACTTGACAGTTGAGAGGACCGGGCATGGGACTCCGTGACCGTCTTGCAAAGGCGTTGAACCTTCCACCGGGTACGGTCGTGCAGACCCAACAGCAGATCGAGTCACAGACTCCACAGTCAGGGATGCTCGCCGAAGCATTAGAGCGTAACCCGCTGTATGGGACCGTGCCGTTTGCACCGGGTAGACCGCTGGTACCTGCGCTGATCAATCCTCCGCGTGAGGACGGCAGAACTGCACCACGGCGATATGAGTTCCCTGTCGCATGGAACCTACAGATCACCGAGCAGCGCGTTGTGCCGTTCCGTCTGCTACGTGATGTGGCGGATATGAGTGATCTGTCCCGTAAGTGCATCGAGGTCGTAAAGGCTGCCATTAGCGGCATGGAGTGGGACATTGTCCTATCCGATGAGGCGACTGAGCGGATTATTGGCGAGGCTGGGGAGATCAATCACGTTGCCGCTGCACGCGAGGCACGCCTCACCCTCATGCCCGAGATTACCCGGTGCAGGGATTTCTGGCTGATGCCAGACAGAATCAATGGGCTGTCATTCCCTGAGTGGATCGCCATGGCGATTGAGGAAATGCTCGTTATAGACGCGCTGTCCATCTACCCGAACAAGACTCTTGACGAGGAGAACCTGCACTCTCTGGAGATTCTTGACGGCGCGACCATCAAGCCGCTACTAGATGACCGTGGCTCCCGCCCGATTCCACCGCATCCCGCCTATCAGCAGATTCTGTGGGGCTTCCCCCGTGGGGAGTTCACCGCTTCGGCTGACGCTGACGGGGAGTTCACCGCTGACGACCTTGTGTACGCGCCACGCACCCGTAGGCCATTCACGCCATACGGTTACTCCGCTGTGGAGCGTGCCCTACCAATGATCGACCTCTACATGAAGCGCCTCCAATGGCTGCGCACCGAATACACCGATGGTGCCGTGCCAGAAACCTTCATGCAGACCGACGCATCGTTCGGCCAGAACCCTGAACTGCTCGCAGCCTATGAGCGGATCATGAACGATGATCTGGCTGGCAAGATGGAGCAGCGCCGCCGTATCCGCATGCTGGCTGAGGGCATGAACCCGGTGTTCCCGCCGTCAGCCGATTCCCGTTACAGCAGCGAGATTGACGAATACATCGTCAAGCAGGTTTGCTCCCACTTCGGTGTCCTACCCACGCAGATCGGGTTCGCACCCAAGGGTGGTCTTGGTGGTGGAGGCATCCAAGAGGGTGAGGCTGCGACCTCGGAGATTATCGGCCTCAAGCCCGTGGTCATGTGGCTGCAGGATTTGATGAACCAGTTGTCCTACCGCTTCCTGAACATGCCGAAGGATTTGACGTTCACCTTCCGCACCGACTCCACGGAATCGGATAACAGCGAGGCTGTTCGGCGGGAGATGGAACTGCGGTCCGGTCAGATGACGCTGAACGAGGCCCGTGCGGAGACAGGGCGACCCCTGTTCACGTTCCCTGAGGCTGACATGCCGTTGATCAACCGTGCGCTTGCACCGGCTGCTATGGCGGAGGAACTGGCTACCGCTCCAGCGCCAGACTCTCAACCAGAGGTTGAGGGTGACAGCGGTGCGGACAATCTAACGGAGGGTGTTGAGGCCCCAACCGATCCAGCGCGTGTCGGCACAGAGGGCGCGGTGCTAACGGCTGAACTGGAAGCCTTCCGTAAGTGGACAAAGGGCGCACGCCAGAGGCCATTCCGATTTGAGCATGTTGATCCCGATGATGGTGATGCCCTCAATGCGTTGGCACAGAACGATGTTGAGGCTGCTCGGCAACTGGCGTTGATTCTCAAGAAGGAGGCTGAGAAGGATTCCTTCAAGCCACCGAAGGGTGTTCAGGCTGCGGCCCAGCGTGCGCTGGATTGGCTGAAAGAGGGCCACGCGGGTTCGGGGTTCACGGATGTTGGCCGTAAGCGTGCATCTGATCTAGCCCGTGGCGCTAACGTGTCGCGGGAAACGATTGGCCGAATGGCGAACTACTTTGCCCGTCACGCACCTGACCGTAAGGCCACGGGGTTCAACTCTGGCGAGGAAGGTTTCCCGACACCGGGGCGTGTGGCGTGGGATGCGTGGGGTGGTGACGCTGGACGCACATGGGCACAGGGGATCGTAGACCGGGATAAGGAGAAGGCCGCCAAGGCCGGTGATGCCCGGGGGAGAGATAGCGCCTCGGGGTTGGCCCGGGGCGAATCGGGACAGACAACTGATCAACACCTACAAGAGCCGCTTGTTCGATTCGCATGGAGTCGTGAATAGCCAGAAGATTGCCCGTGATGCGTTACGGGACAAGCCTTCTGATGTGTTGGCGTGGCTCAAGACCCGTAACGTTGATGTGGTTGGAGCAAAGACTGAAGCCGTACTCAGGGATTTGTATTACGAATCCACTTGGTTGGGTTACTGCGTAGCACGCCACCAACTCAAGGATTACGAGAAGGCTGCTGTTGGTTCGGTGGATTGGGACGGCTGGGTACCGGGTGATCCCACCACAGCCAGACTGTTACTGCAGGGCGAGAACACGCCGGGTTTGCGCGGGTTGCTCTCCAAGGCGAACATCACCATCAAGGGGATCAACGAAACACGCTTGAGCGAGTTGTCAACCGTGCTGCGTGAAGCCATTGACGCGGGTTCCTCTATCGCCACAACGGCCAAGGCGATCCAAGAGCGCGTGCGCAATAACAGCGCATGGGCAGAGGTAGTGGCGCGCACCGAAACCAGACGAGCCGTTACCACCAGCAGCATTGACTACTACCGTAACGCCGATGTGCAGATGAAGGAGTGGCTGACCTCTGGTAGCGCGGTGGATGAGTGCAAAGAGTTTCAGGACATGGGGCCGATCCCGCTGGATGCAGACTGGGATGGTAACGATGGACCGCCAGCGCACCCGAACTGTCTTTGCGTTATCCTGCCCGTCGTCCAGAAGGGCGCGGTAACCACGATCAACAAAGCCGGACGTAACGTTATTGACGATGCGTTGGAGCGGCTGGCTGGTATGCCCGATATCAAGCCGGGGTACCTAGAGGTGCCGTGGCCCGTAGCGGAGCGACCCAAACTGATGGACACCGATTGGGAAGAATCTGTTATCGAAGCCGTGGAGATCGACGGTTTGTTTGCCAGTCAAGATATGATCAAGCGTGAACGGGTGGAGTTCTACATCAAGAATCCCGGTGCCATTGAGGAAGGTCGCAGGGCTTACGCCAATGTCTACGGCAAACTGGTCGGGGACGAGCGTGACCTTGTGATTGTGGATGGGCACCATCGTCTGGCAGCATTGTGGCTGTTGGGCGCTGACATGGCCAACGTCTGGTACTTAGAGGAAGGCAACTAATGCAGACTGCCTCCGTATTCGCTCCTATCATCAAGAAGGAGCGACAGTCTGACGGCACGCTGCTTGTTACGGGTATCGCAACCGATGACACCCTAGATATTGACGAGCAGGTTTGTGATCCCGATTGGCTGTCTCGCGCCATGCCCGAATGGTTTGAGTACGGCAACATCCGTGAGCAGCACTCCAATATCGCTGCCGGGGTCGCCACAAAGTTAGAGCAAGACGGCGCGAGGCATATCGTTACTGCCCGAGTCGTTGACCCTAACAGCGTCAACAAGGTCGAACTTGGTGTCCTCAAAGGTTTCTCTATCGGCATTCGTAACCCACGGATCGCACACGATAAGGCCGCACCGGGTGGACGGATCGTGGATGGGGAAATCGTTGAGGTGTCGCTGGTTGACCGACCTGCGAACCCCTCTTGCTTGATCGAACTAGCCAAGTCTGTCGGCGGCACCGTCCGTCAGGTAGAAACCCTCATTGAGAAGGAAGGTGCTCTGATGGAGCGTTGCAAGGAGTGCGGGAAGGCGTACAAGTCAGACGACCTTTCCGACGACAAGATGTGCAAGATGTGCAAGGCCGCCATGGAGGAGTCCGAGCAGTCTGTCGGTGACGAGGACAGCGAGGAGAGCAAGGCGGTTGAGTCCAGCGAGGAGTCTGAGGGCAACGAGGACAGCACCACCTCTGGTGACGAGAACGGCACCAGTATGGCTGCGGAGGAGTCCAGCCAGAAGCCCGGCGAGGAGTCGTCGCAGAAGCCCGGCGAGGAGTCCAGTCGCCCCGGTGGCACCGCTGGCGAGGCTGGGAAGGAAATGTCTCAGGAGACCGAGGAGCATGTGACCGAGGAGATGGACGTTCTGCAGTCCATTGTTGAGGGGCTTGCTCGCATTGAGGCGCTTCTGACAGAATCTGGCAAGGCGATGGAATCAACGGAGGAAGTTTCAAAGAGCGTCAAGTCACTTGACGAGAGGCTGTCAAAGGTTGAGAAGTCTGCCAGCCGTGGCCCGGCGCGTACCGTCGTGAAGGCGGCACCCGCACCGGGTATTGACAAGGCAGCCGTGGCTGCTGAGTACCGTGCGAAGGCTGCCGCCGCAAGTGACCCGGCTCTTGCCGAGGGCTACCTGCTGCTCGCTGCCGAGGCAGATAAGCAGTAACAACAACTACTCAACCTAAGGAAACCAAATGAGCACTCTCCCTCCCGCGAGTGAGATGTTCGGCACGGACAACCCCCGTGACCTTGCGGCTAAGGCTGACGGCTTCAACGATGCCCTCAACAAGTCGCTAGTTGCTGGCTACCGTGGCGATTTCACTCCCGCAGTTCAGATTCCCGGCATGGTTCAGGGCCCCGGCGCGGCAATGGCCGCTCTGGAGAAGGCCGCTGCTGACCCGATGCTTGCCAAGGCGATTGGCACTGATGTGTTGTCGTCCCTGCAGGCGCAGGTTCAGGCCAGCCGCGAGATCGTGAAGGACATTCAGGTCGGTGACGGCATCACGACTGGCACGCCGATTGGCACTGGTCTGGTCCCGTTCGATCTTGAGGCGCCTGCCAAGTACCTTGCCCCGCGTCCGACTCCGCTGCGCAACAAGTTGCCGCGTGAGAAGGGTCAGGGCACGAGCCGCCGTTACAAGCGGATCACCGGCATCACCGGCTCGGGCACGGGCGGCGTCGGCGTGTTCCACCCGGGTATCTCGGAGACCACGCAGAACAACTTCGCCCCCAACGGAGCATCGAACGCCCTCTACCTCAACCGTGGGGCCAAGATTTCCTACGCTGGTGACGACAAGATCGTGCCGTACTTTGAGTTCGGCGTCAGCGATTCCGTGTCCTTCGCGGCACAGTACGCTGGTCAGGGATTCCAAGACATTCGGGCCCTGTCCTCGCAGTCGCTGCTCTACTCGTCCATGCTGCTTGAGGAGCGCATGCTGCTCATGGGCCGTGGCGCTAACACCTCGTACTTCAGCGGAGCGCTTGCCTCGCCGACTGCGACTGTTGCCGTTGCTGCCCCGGCTTCGGGCGAGACTGCAATCAGCGGTGCCACCACCACCATCTGGGTGAAGGTTACCGCTGACGCTGGCGACTTCGGCCAGTCCACCCCATCTGCTATCGCCTCGGTTTCCGCTTCGGCTGGCACCGTTGGCGTGGTCACCGTTTCCTCGGCTATCACCGGGGCGCTCGGTTATCGCGTGTACGTTGGCACGGGCTCTTCGGCCCCGGCTGACGCGGCGATGTGGTACGCGGGTCGCACGGGTTCGCTCACCTTCCGTATCACGGGTGCGCTCCCGACCTCGGGCACCGCCGTTACCGCTGCGGCTAGCGACACCTCGGCGTACACCTACGGCTATGACGGCATCATGCCCGTCGTGACCGGCAGCAACTCGGGTTACGTCAAGAACATCAACAGCACCTTCAACGGCACCACGCCCGGTTCTGAGTTCCAGACCGCGTTCGCCTCGCTCTACCAGAGCGTGAAGGCTGATCCCGACGAACTGCTGTTCAACGGGACCGACCGTAAGAACCTGTCGGAACTGCTCAAGAACAACAACAGCACCAACTACCGCCTCACGCTCCAGCAGGATGAGATCGGTAACGCGGTGCTTGGCTCCGTTATCACGGCTATCCAGAACGAGGTCACCGGCAAGGTGGTCCCGATGACGGTTCATCCGTGGATGCCGCAGGGCAACGTGGCCATTCTGTCCTACACGCTCCCGATCCCGGACTCGCAGGTTAGCAACGTCTGGTCGGTCGTGAACGTTCAGGACTACATGGGAATCAACTGGCCGGTTATTGACTTCCAGTACCAGATTTCCTCCTACTGGCAGGGTACCTTCGTGTGCTACGCACCGGCTTGGAACGGTGCGATCACGGGTATCTCCCTGTAGTAGCCCCGACGACTGTGGGGGGCCAAGCGCCCCGTCCCGCAAAGCCCCCCACAGTCATCTCAGAAAGGACGGATTATGCGACGGATGGTTGCACCGAACGACACGGTTCGCGAGGTTGAGATTCAGGGCGTTCGAACTGGTCGAAGCAAGACGTACCGTTGGAACAAGGACGGCACGGTCCATGTGAACTCGGCGGCTGACGTAAAGGCGCTCAAGGACGCGGGGTTCACGGAGGCCGGGGTTGGCGGGGCGGGGAGCAAGGGCGGGTTCGTTTGCACGACCTGCGGATTCCACACTTGGTTCCGCTCATGCTCCCGTTGTGGGGGAGAGGGTGTCCGAGAATGACCAACGCGGTCACGACGATCACGCCGCACTTCACCGCACCGTATGTAACGGTAGCGGAATACAAGCAGGCACCGACCGCGATTGACGTAGATGATCTGGTTGGAGGCGGCTCCGCTGCACTCAACGATCAAGAACTTGCGAACGTTATCCGTAGGGCTTCTGGCTGGATCGACTCGCATTGCAACCAGACCCTTGCCAGCACCGTTGATACGGATTCGATGCGGGGCAGGATCGACCGGCGAGGGTTCATTACCATCCACCCACGGTTCTGGCCGATCACCCAAGTGGTGTCCCTGTCGTATGGGTCGCTGCCGAACCTCATGGCAAGTGTGGATACCTCGCTGGTGTGGATCGAGAACCAGCAAGTTGTATTCCAAGTAACGGGTTTGAGTTCCGCGTTCCTTGGCCCAATCCAGTTCAGCGGTAACTATTCGACCACGCGGGAGCAGTTCTACACGCTCACCTATGTCAATGGTTACCCGAATACGACCCTGACAGCAAGTGTTAGCGCCTCTGCGTCGTCCCTGCCAGTAGCAGACCTGACCGGGTTCGCTGCCGGGATGACCTTTGAGGTCTATGACGGTTCCGCTACCGAGTTGCTGACAGTCTCAGGGACGTACACGCCCTCTAGTGGTAGTGGGTCGCTCCCACTAGCCAACCCGACGACAAGCGCTCATACAGCCCTTGTCGGGGCTTCTGCGCTGCCCCCAGCGGTGAAGCAAGCGTGCATCTCACTCACATCATCCATTCTCAAGGCTCGCGGTAACGCTGCGCTTGTCATGCAGGGGCTGACGCCTAGCACTATCCAGCCGCAGAACCCTTCGGCGGCTACGGATATCGAAATGGCGTGGGATTTGCTCAAGCCATATCGCCGGGTGCGGTAATGAGTCGCGCAACTGTGCGGTCTGCGGTGGCAACCTTCTTCGCCCCGCCAGCCGTTAGCGGTCTGAACTACATCTTCACATCATTCCCTAAGCGCATCACGGGCGACCAGTTCCGTAACGGTCAGCCTGCTGGCACCAAGTCTGGCGCTGTCGGCGTCGTGCACATCATTAGTGAGCGCGAGGAGCGTATTGCTATCGGTGGCGCACACTCTGGCAAGAAGTGGGTCCACTACACGGTGGAGATGCAGGTCTACATGCACTCAGTTGAGTTGCTTGCTGAGGATGCAATGGCCGATTTCGATACTGTTATCGACAATGTGAAGGCGCGTCTGCGGAGTGACCGCTGGCTCAACGATTATCCAGTAATCTTTGAGGCAGGCGAGCGGGAGTTGTCAGGGTATTACGGGGAGCCTAAAGTTCTCGCTGACGGGGCAAGCGAGATTTGGGGTGCCGTGCGTTTCGAGGTTTCCGAAGTCCTCACAACATAGTTAGGATGCTGGTATGGCAAAGTTCCAATCAACCGAGGCTCGCGTGTACCCCACGCTGGGGCTCACGCTTGATGCTGGTGAGGTTGTAGACTTGCCAGAGGAGACAAATGTGGCGGGGCTCATTCAGGTAGTTGAGGTTGAGAGTAAGCCTGCCAAGGCTGCTCCCGTCAAGGAAGTTGGTGAGTAGCGAATGGCGCTGCCCCGCTCAAGGTCATTTCTTGGGATCGCTAAGGAGACTCGTCCGGCTCCCGGCGCATCACCGACCGCTGTAAATGCCACGGACTACATCCCGTACACCACCATCACTCCTTTCGACAACATCACGTACCTTGACGACAAGGGCATCCGTGGGTCGATGACGGAGCAGTTCAACGTTATTCAGGGCAAGATCTACTCCGAGTTTGATTTCGGTGGAGATGTGTTCCCCGACACCGTTGGCTACATCTTCGGTGGTGTGCTTGGCGACGTTGCCACGACTGGCGCGAGTGCCCCCTACACGCACACGATCAGCCTTCTCAACTCTCAGGCATCGAACGGTCAGCCGACCACGTTCACGATGAGTGACTACTACGCCCTTGGCGCTGGCAGCACCCGTCAGTTCGCTGGATCGCAGTTCGCCTCCATCGACACCAAGTTCTCGGCTGACGCCCTGCTGACCTACTCCGCGAAGGCGATGGGCTTCAAGTCCGTTACCGCGAGCGTGCTTGCCCCGTCCTACTCGGCGGTGCCTCCGCTGCCGTCGTGGACTGGCACGGTCACGCTGGCAAGTAGCGTTACCGCGATTCTGGCCGAGGGCAACGTGAACATCCAGAGAGCCGTTACGCCGATTCATACGGTTGACGGTACGCAGAACCCGTACCAGTTGTTCGCGGGTCCGCTGACCGTTGAAGGTTCGCTGCTGCTGGTGATGGAGTCGGATACGCAACTCGGCTACTACCTCAGTAATACGCAGCCGCCGTTGTCGATTGATTTCACCAGCGGTTCTGGTGCCTCTGCAGTTGAGGTCAAGTTCCAGATGACCAAGTGCGCGTTCACGGTTGCCAAGATTGAGCGCGGCAAGGATTACATCGAACTGAACGTGAACTACCGCGCACAGGCGAACACGACCGATGCCGGTGCGACTGGCGGGTACTCGCCCGTCAAGGTTGTGCTGCAGAACGCAAAGGCCTCAGGAACCTACGCATAACCCTAGGGAGGACGGAATGGCTAGGCACGAACTGAGTAACGGTTGGGTGGAGTTGCGTGACCCGAAGCATGTTTCGGAGCGCAACCGCCGCCCGATCATTGCCAAGGCAACCGCGATGAAGGCAGTAGCAGAGAAGTTCACGGATGACGACAGCGATGCGTTCTCCGAGGATGAGTTCAACGCGCTGTATTCCTTCAACGATCTGGTTGCCGTGGCGTTGATCCGCGAGTGGTCGTGGGATCAGCCTGTCAGCGTTGACGGTCTGCTTGATCTGGACGCGGTTGATTACGATGCGATTCTGAAACTGACTGCGCCGCTGGTGTCAGAGATGATGCCGTCGTTTGAGCCCGATCCCGAGAATCCAGATTCCCCTACCGAACCCTCAGACGCATAGCGTGGGCGTTTGAGGGAGGGGAGCCAGATGACCGGTACCCGTTACCGCCAGAGGTCAGGGATTACCACTTGGCGAAACGGTTCGGGTTCTCTTGGCAGGAGATACAAGATTCGCCTGCTGTTTGGTTAGACTGGCTCTTGAGCATCGACGGGGTTGCTGCGGAGGTTGACGCAAAGAGGAGCGCCCAGCGATGAGTGTACGGATAGATGTGGAGTCTAAGGCCACACTAGCCGCGCTCAAGAATCTTGAGGAAGATGTGCAGGATCGGGCTACGCAAGTGGCGATCATGCAGGCGGGTCTGGTGCTTGAGCGTGAGGCTAAGTTGATGCTCACGAAATCGGGCAGGCATCCAAAGGGCACTCCGACGCCTTCGGCTCCCGGCTCTCCCCCGGCTATCGTTACTGGCTCGCTGCGTGCGAGTGTCAAGACGACTGAGCCGCAACGCGAGGGCATGGGTAACTATTCGGTGATGGTTGGACCGACCGTTATCTATGCGCGGGTTCAGGAGTTGGGTGGTGGGCCGAGGAATCTGCCTGCCCGCCCGTACATGCAGCCTGCTGCTGAGCAGAGCCTTGGAGCAGTGCGCGAGGCGTACATCAATGCGCTGAGGCGGTACATCTAATGGCTGATCTGCCACCGATTGCAGTCGTCCTCAAGGCCGATACCAGCGATTTCACTAAGGGTGTTGACCACGCCCGTAAGTCTCTTGATGGGCTTGAGCCGTCTGCCAAGCGCGGTGGCGGGGCGATGGGTGCGCTCAAGTTCGCTGCTATTGGTGGTGCTGCTGTCCTCGCCGCCAAGGGTGTAATGGATTTCGCTACAAGTGCGGTTGCGGCAGCGCAGGAATCGCTTGTCGCTGATCGCCGTCTTGACCAGATCGCCAAGTCCATGGGTTACGTCAAGGGCGAGTTTGCCGGGACGACGGACAGACTCAAGGAGTTTGCTGGCACGCTGTCTAGCACCATCGGCGTTGAGGATGAGTCGATCAAGGCTACGCAAAGCGTCTTGTTGACGTTCCAGAATCTTGGCGATACGGCGAACGAAACCGGTGGCATGTTTGACCGGGCTACCAAGGCAGCCTATGACCTTGCTTCGGCTGGATTCGGCAGCGCCGAAGGTAACGCCAAGCAACTCGGTAAGGCGCTGAATGACCCGATCAAGGGAATAGCGGCTCTGGCCAAGGCTGGCGTTACTTTCACGGCGCAGGAGAAGGAGCGCATCAAGACCCTTGTTGAGTCCAACAAACTTGGCGAAGCCCAAGCAATGGTGATGAGCGCCATTGAGAAGCAAGTTGGTGGCACAGCGCAAGCGACTGCTACCGGCGTGGATCGCATGAAGGTTGCCTTTGGTGAGTTGCAGGAGGCTGTGGGTGGGCCGCTCGCTGAGGTGATGACGCAGTTGGCAGATGCCATTACGCCGATTCTGAATGACTTGCAGGGACCGCTCAAGGAGGTTGCGACTCAGGTTGGTGGCGCTCTCAAGGAGGCGTTCACGGCTTTGGCACCCGTTCTACCGACGTTGGCTAAGGCGTTGGGCCAACTGGCCGGGACTATGGGTACCCTGCTGGCGAGTGCAATCCAGATTCTCGTTCCAATCGTTACACCTTTGCTGGAGATGTTCGCGAAACTGGCTCAGGGAATTCTTCCTCGCCTACAGCCCATCCTTATCAAGGTGGGTGAGGTGTTTGGGAAGTTGATGGAGGCGCTCATGCCTCTGCTGCCGCCGCTGATGGATTTGGTGTTCACGATCTTTGACGCAGCCGCACCGATCATCGACATTGCCGCTCAGGTGCTACTGACACTCATCGATGCGCTGTCTCCCATTATCGGAATTGTGGCCTCGCTGCTGCCCGTACTGGGAACGCTGATCAACACGTTGTTCAAGGCGATCATGCCTATCCTCAAGCCGATCTTGCCGTTGATCGAAACTCTCGCCAGTCTGTTTGGGGACCTTCTTGCCCGATCCCTCGGCATTATCGTTACTGCCTTGGGCGGCTTGATTATTGCGTTCTCCAAACTGGCCCCATTCGTACTCAATAACGTCACCAAGCCCGTGCTGGAAATGTTCTTGACCTTCGCGGAGGGCATTGTCGGTGCCGCTGCGACAGCGTTTGGCTGGATACCGGGTCTTGGAGACAAACTCAATACTGCCAAGGACGCCATTGGCACCTTCAAGACCAGCGCAACCAAGGCGATCAGCGACGCCGCTGTAACGATTGGTACTGAGGGTGAGAAGATCGGCAAGGGCCTCATCGACCAAGGTGTAGCACTTGTCAAGGACCCGTCGCAGGTTGCCAAGGCCAAGAACGCTGGCATGCAGGTTGGTACGTCAATGGCTGACGGCATGGCGCAGGGGATCAAGGTCGGCACCCCCAATATTGCCTCTCAAGCCGCTGTCAGTATCAACCAAGCGGAGCGTGCCGCACGACAGGCCGCCAAGTCACAGTCACCGTCACAGTTGTTTGCCGATGTTGGCGACGATTTGAGCAAGGGGCTGGCACAAGGCATCAAGGCTGGCGGTGACAACATTCGCAAGACGCTGCAAGAAACCTATGTTGAGTGGTTCCAGTCTACGGTGGAAACCCTCAAGGGTAAGTTGCAGGATGCCCGTGATGCGTTCAACTCTTTCAAGACCGATGTGGCTAACGCCATTAGTGGCGGGATAGATTTCAGCGCAGCCGCACCTAAGTATGACGAGGACGGTAAGCGTGTCGGCGGCACGTTCATCGAGGCTTTGACCAAGCAGGCAGAGGAAGCCAAGAACTTTGCCGCCAAGGTCAAAGAACTCATCACCATGGGTCTTTCCCGCGAGGCGTTAACGCAAGTGCTTGCCGCTGGCGTTACTGCCGGTACGGAGATCGCTAATGAGTTGATTTCTGGCGGGGCTACGACCATCAACCAGACAAATGATCTGGTGGCAACCACGCAGGCTGCCGCCGACGAGGTTGGCCTTCTTGCCGCGACTAACTTTGAGGGCGCTGGCGTAACGTCGGCAGAAGCCACTCTCAAGGGATTCAAGGATGAGTTCGGCAAGGGCGGCAAGAGTTACAAGCGGTTGCAAGACCTCATGGATAACTTGGCAAAGTCGATGGAGCGCAGCACCACGATTACTGTTACCACGATTCAGCGGACCGTGTACGAGAGTGTTGGGACGCCGCCAGCCAATCCGTCTAGGCGTGCTATTGGCGGTCCAGTCTTTGCCAATGTGCCTTACCTTGTTGGGGAACGGGGACCAGAGTTGTTCGTTCCCAACGGGGTTTCTGGCAGCATTATCCCCACGGATCGGCTCGGGCCTACTGGCAAGCAGGAGATCAACGTGTATGCGACCACGAACGCTGATGCCCATGACATTAGCCGTGAGATTGCTTGGGCCTTGAAGGTGGGCGTGTAATGGCAACGCCGACGCAGAACTACCAGTTTGCTTTCAACGGCTGGCTGTTTGGTGGACCCGGGCAGGGTGTTCAAGTGCTGGACGTTGATGGTGTAGAGGATATGCCAACTTTGCGCGTGCAGGATGACACGCGGGGGTTCCAAGACGGCATGTTCACGGGCAGGGATTTCCTCAACTCCCGAACCATTACCTTCACGTTGCAGATCATGAATGACGCCAATAACAGCATGCAGGTGTATTTGGCTGAACTCAAGAACAACTTGCTGTACCAGCAGCAGGGTACGGGTACTCTCCAGTTCCTCCTTCCCAATAGGTCGTTGCAGCGCGTGTCGGCGCGTGTCAGACGGCGTGCGCTACGGATCGACCCAGACTACGCATACGGTCGCGCAACGGCCACAGTCGAGTTGTTCTGTCCCGATCCGCGTATCTACGATGACGCCTCACAAGGGGCTGTTCTGACACCCGGTGCAACCGTTGGACGCACGTACAGCCGTATCTATCCGCTGGTATATGCAACTCCGACTGGTACCAGTAACGCCTTCGTGAACTTCACTAACTCCGGTAATGTTACCGTATTTCCGACTTACACCTTGACCGGGGCCATGGTGAACCCACGGATCATCAACTCCACCACGGGACAATCCATCAACGTATCTTTGACCATGAGCGCCGCCGACACGCTGGTGATCGACCCTGACCTACGCTCAATAACGCTCAACGGCGATCCGGCACGCAATATTCTCACTAACAGTTCGACTTGGTTTGGGTTACCACCGGGAACGTCAACTATTGGTATTGTTGTGGATACATCTTCAGGCGGTACTTGTACGGTTGCCTATCGGAACGGATACGTCTAATGACACTTCGCACCCCGCCGCTGTATCTACAGAACGGCGTACATACCGCCGAGAACGACCGGCTTGGCATTCAGGGTATGGTTGGCACGCAGGGTGTTGGCGCTGGCACGGGGGAACTTGCTGTCACTCAGTCTGGCACGCCGGGTATGAGCGTTCAGGTGGCGGCTGGTTGGGCGTGGATTCTTGGCACGACCACCGCGACACAGGGCATGTATTACACCTACAACGATGCAGCAGTCACCCTCACCGTTACGACCGCGAACGCTACTAACCCGCGCATCGACAAGGTGTGCTTGACGGTTCGTGACGCGGCATACGCAGGGTCCAGCAACGACTGCATCCTCCAAGTCGTCGCCGGGACCCCCGCAGCCTCCCCTTCGGCCCCGGCGACACCAGCCACCAGCATTGTCCTCGCTACTATCGCCGTGGCTGCTGGAGCAACAAGCATTACCAACGCTAACATTACCGATGCGAGGACTCGCGCAACGCTGGCTCTTTCGGCGGGTTCCAGCGGCGGCGGGTCAGTCACCGATATCCTCATGCTAGGAGGCATGTAAATGGCTACCACCTATAAGCGGCTTGGTGCCGTGGCATCTTCTGGCGTGATCGGTACTGCTGACACGCTCTACACCGTTCCCGCAGCGACGGCCACGGTTGTCTCCACCGTCAGCATTTGTAACACCAGCGCGAGCAGCGCCACCTACAGCATTGCCGTTAGCACCACGACCTCGTTCGTGACCGCTGGCTACGTCGTGTACCAAGCAACCATCGCCGGTAACGATACGGTTGGGCTGACGTTTGGTATGACGCTGGATGCCACTAACAAGTATCTGCTGTGTTCCTCGTCGGCCTCTACCACGGTGTTCAGCGCGTTTGGGTCGGAGATTGCCTAATGACCATCTCGCGGGTCAAGGCCAGCAGTAACGTCAACGGACTGTATCCCGGCAACTTCACAAATACCGCTACGGGTTCTGGTTCTGGCTACAAGTATGTGTCGTTTACTGCGTCGGGGACGTTGACTGTTGATGTGCCGGGACTGTTTCAGATTCTTGTCGTTGGCGCTGGTGGCGGCGGGGCTGAAGGACAAACAGGTGGGCGAGGCGCTGGCGGTGGCGGAGCCGGTGGTGTTATGGCCGGAAATGTTTATTTACCCGCAGGTTCTTATAGTGTCACGATCGGCGCTGGTGGGGCAGGAGCAAGCGAAGGCCTCACTAATGGGGCTCCCGGCGCAAACGGAACGGGTAGCCGCGTAGATATTTACGGTGCAGCCGGTGGCGGAGCGGGTGGTATGGGGGAAGCAACTTCATCAAAACGCGGATTCGCTGGTGGTTCTGGCGGTGGCGGCGCAGATGACGCTGGCCCCGTTTCTGGTGGGGCTGCGATGATCGCAGGTCAAGGAAATACTGGCGGAACTGGTGCCGGTTCAAGCGGATCAGGCGGTGGCGGCGGTGGTGGTGGTGGTGCTGGAGGTGCCGGTGGAACTGGCGTAATTTCCGGATCTGGTGGCGCTGCTGGCGCTGCCTTGGCGTCAACAATTACCGGAGCCTCTGTGAATTACGCAGCCGGTGGCGCTGGAGGAGCAAACACGGGTGGCGCTAATGGCGGGAATGGAACCGCAAACACCGGAAATGGTGGTGGAGGCGGCGCAGGCGGTAGCGGCAATGGCGGGACTGGCGGTAGCGGCATCGTGATAGTGAGGGTGAACTACTAATGGGTATTCAGAAACTCTCCACCACTACCGGAGCCGGTGTCACCGCTCCTTCCGCTGGCCGTTTCGCGCAAACGTCGGGTGGCACGATCACGACGTACACCAGCGGTGGTGTGACGTATCAGGTGCAGACGTTTACGGCGTCTGGGACGCTGACGGTCCTGAGCAGCGGTGTCGTTGACGTTGTTTGCGTCGGCGGGGGCGGTGGCGGTGGTTCAGACGGCGGCGGTGGAGGCGGTGGCGGGGTAGAGGAGGAGTCAAGCGTCTTCCTCCAAGCCGGTACTTACACCGTCACGGTTGGAGCAGGCGGCACAGGGAACGTTCCTAGTCTTGATAGTTACGTCGGTGCTGGTGGCGGGAATGGGTATGCAAGTTCTATCGGCCCGTGCATTGGTGTTGGTGGCGGCGGTGGCGCTTCTGGTGGACGTTCTGGCATGGAGCGCAAGGGAGTCGGTTCTTATGGAGCGACTGGCGGCGGCGGGTCTAAGGACTCCACTATCGCTAGTGTTTCTGTAGTTTCGGGCCAAGGTTTTGGTGGAGGCTACGGCTCTATCAACCAAATGGCTGGTGGCGGTGGCGGTGCTGGAGCAGTTGGCCTGAACGGTGGAACTGCCTCTGCTGGTGGTGCTGGTGGTGCTGGTCGCGCTGTAACTATCTCCGGTTCTTCCGTCACTTACGGCGGCGGCGGTGGAGGTGGCGCTACTGGGCAGAATGGCTATGTCGGTGGCGCTGGTGGCTCTGGTGGCGGTGGCGCTGGTCAGGGAAGTACAACTGGAACAGCCGGTACCGCTAATACTGGTGGCGGTGGTGGTGGTGGTGGCTACACCTCGTCTACCCCTCAAATCGGCGGTAACGGTGGTAGCGGCATCGTCATTGTTCGCACGATCATCGCTGGCACAGCGGCGGGTGTAGCGGCTAGTGGTGGTACTGAGACGACGTACACGGGTGATGGTACGAATGGTGTGAATGGTCAGGCGTACCGGGTTCACACGTTCACGTCGAGCGGAACCTTTACGGTCAACGCACCGGGATTCGTGGATTACGTCCTGATCGGTGGTGGTGGTGCCGGTGGTGCGACGGTCGCTGGTGGCGGCGGTGCCGGTGGTTATGTATCGGCTACTAACGCCTACTTCGGCGTCGGCTCTTTCACTGTGACTATCGGCGGTGGTGGCTCCGCCAGTGATGGCTCACCGTCTCGTTTTGACAATGCTCTCGCGTGGGGTGGCGGCAAGGGCGGTAATGCCAACGTCGCTGGAAACGCTGGCGCTTCTGGCGGTGGCGGCGGTCAGGTCAACTCTGCTGGTGGCTCCGCTAACGCCCTGTTCCAAGGGAACAATGGTGGTGCCGGATCAAGCGGCAATGGGTCTGGCGCTTCTTCCGCTGGTGGCGGCGGTGGAGCCGGGGCTGTCGGCGCTACGGCAACTGTTGGTGTCGGCGGCAACGGTGGTGCTGGCGTAACAAGCGCCATTAACGGAACCTCTACTGGGCGCGCTGGTGGCGGTGGTGGTGGCACGTTTGGTGGCACTGCTGGCACCGGAACTGCTGGTGGCGGTAACGGCACAAACAGCAACGCGACTGGTGGCGCTGGTACTGCTAACACTGGCGGCGGGGGCGGTGGTGGCGGTTACAACGGCTCTGCTGGTGGCGCCGGTGGTAACGGTGGTTCTGGCGGTGTCATTATTCGGTACCCGATCTAGGAAGAAGGAAACATGCCTTACGAGAACGCTCACGCAGCGAAGATTGAGAACGGTGTCGTCACTCAGGTCATCGTCATCCCCTACATGGACGATGATGATGCGAAGGTGACGGCGTACTGCAACAGCATCGGGCTGGACGGTACTTGGGTTGACACCTCATACACGGGTTCTCGTCGCGGGAAATATGCGGGGATCGGAGATCGTTACGATGCTGAACTGGATGAGTTTGTTTCGCCCGTCACAACCGAACCAGCAGAGTAATGTTGAGCGTCTTGATATTGCGATAGATAACGCGATCCGTCAAGCACGGTTACATAATCTGACGCGGGATGAAACATTGGAGTTGTTGAAAGAGGCTATCCGTGCCGATTTCTGACTTGCAAGATCGTCACCTCGGTGCCGACATTTGGGTGATCGGGTCGGGGGCTACCCTTACTTATCTCCCGCCACGGTTCTTCGATGACAAGACGATTGTGGCGACAAATTTGGCGGCTGACGGTCTTGGGCTGACGGCTGGAACCACTTACGTCCATTCGCATTATCACGAAAATGTGTTCCATCAGCAGGCTGCACACCCCGACTGGGTGTTTGTTGCGCCTGAAGGTGATCGTGGGTTTGAGGGCAAGCCGCAGCAATCAGCGGATAACGTGTTGTTCTATCCGCATGTGCCGACTGGCGGGGATTTCCGTGACCCGCGTGCCATGTGGCACCCCGAGGGGTTGATTGTAGGGTCGTCATCAATTCACGGGTCAATGCACCTTGCTGCCTATCTTGGTGCCCGTAACATTATCTTGGCTGGTGCCGATTGTGGAACCGTGGACGGGTACACGAACTATGCGGCATATGTAGATGAGCGGGGTAATACGCAGTCTGGTGATTTGATCGCCAATGGGGATGCATGGCTTGAGCGTTGGAATCGCCACTTGGAGGCGATGAAAGACTTCCTTGTGGATCAGTATGCTGTGACCGTATGCTCCGTTTTGCCCTTTGTGAATCCGAACATGGAGGGTCACACGTTCTCGTCATTTGCTGGGCGTATCAACTAGGATGTAACAGGGCGGCTACTACTAATGAGGGGTATCCGTGCTGTTTCCTGACTCCAACGTGGATGAGTTGATTATTGCTCTTGCCGCCATACTCATAGCCGCTGGCGTTATCTACAAGTTTGCACGAGGAATGTATTACGGCGTGAAACGTATTGAGGCCGCGCTTGGCGTGGATGAAGAAGGCCGCACGATTGCGGATCGGTTGGATATGGTGGAGCATCAACTGTTCCCGAATAACGGGTCATCGTTGGCTGACAAGGTAACCGCCATAGACATTCGACAGGTTGCGCTTGAGACCCAAATGGGTACCTTGGAGCGTATGCTTGCTGGTGTTATCCGCAAGCAGAATCGAAAGGAAGCCTAATGCGTGTTCTTGATTGGCTGGTTTCCCGAGAGGGTAGGAAGTGGCTGTACGGGGTGGCTGTTGCCATTGTTCCGCTGCTTGTTCTGTATGGGGCGATCAGCCCCGAGTCGGCACCGATTTGGCTGACCGTTGTGGGTGCGGTGCTTGCGATTGGTGCCCCTGTTATGGCGTTGTCTCACATGACGCCGCCGCCCGGTCGCGGCTCGCTGGACGTCCCTGAGGACATTGATCAGAACGTCGTTCTTGACGTAGAGGAGTAGCCATGGCGTACAGCGATGATCTCAAGACCGCGCTGGTCAAGTTTCTTGGCGCGGAGAAGGTCGTGTTCATGAAGGGCTGGACGACCAACTACACGGGGTCGTGGAAGTCGCGTGGTCGCCCTGTCGCGTTGTTCTTGCACCATACGGCTGCTGCCGCTACGGAGTCCACGGACCCTCGCGCCAAGGGTAACCAGAAGGGCGCCAACAACGGCGTAATCAACTACATCCAGAACCATTTCAAGGTGCCTGCCGCCTCGTTCACGCTGGACCGTGACGGCACCGTGTACGTTCACGCGGCGTATCCGATCTGGCACGCTGGCGAGGGTTCGTTCAAGGGCAAGGAGCCGTGGAATACGCTGGGCATCCCCGACAACGACGCCAATCGTTACTGCCTTGGCGTGGAGATCATGTCCAAGGGTAGGAAGAAGGATTTCACGACGGCGCAGAAGCAGTCACTCAAGGGTTTGATTGAGGCGTGTGCGGAGTGCGCCCATGAGAATACGTGGAAGCCGCTGTGGTTGAAGAATCGTCCCCGTCACAAGGATTGGACGACCCGCAAGATTGACATTCTCTACACGAACGAGGAAGTCAAGAAGTGGCTTGAGGGATGACCCAGTATCGGTATCTGTTCGCGGATACCTTGACGGATCAAGTCCTTGTCGAACTGCCGTTGACTAACGTGTCGTTTGGTCGGGAACTGAATACTGCCGGGTCGTTCTCAGGGCAAGTGTTGTTGAGCGATCTGCGAGAAACCGTCTACAGCGTTATCAATAACACCGTGCCGGGGCGGACCTCCCTGTATGTGGATCGTGACGGGACCCTGTTGTGGGGCGGCATGGTGTGGGGCCGCTCCTATGGCTCGGAGAACCAGTCGATTCAGTTTCAGGCTCGGGAGTTTGAGTCCTACTTTGAGAAGCGGCGCATCCTGACGACCTACCAAGCCAACGCCGTTGACCAGTTACAAGTGGCGAAGAATCTGGTGGATCAGATTCAGGCTGTTGCATCTGGCAGCCTCGGCATCCTTGTCCCGAATCTGACCTCGGGTGTAACGGTGACCAAGAACTACTTTGCGTATGAACAGAAGCCGTTGTCAGAGGCGCTGTACGAGTTGTCCCGTGCTGAGAACGGGTTTGACTGGAACATCGATGTGTTCTACGACAGCAACTACGCAATCGTCAAAGACCTTGACTTGGCGTATCCGCGTAGGGGTGTGGCGTATTCGGCTACAAACACGGATATCCCGATGTTGGAGTTCCCGGGTAATATCGTGGCTTACACCTATCCAGAGGAGGGTGGCTCAATAGCCAACACGATGCTGGGGGTTGGGTCTGGCTCTGGCGCTGGACAGTTCAGATCAACTCAAACATCTACCACGCAGATAACGGCTGGCTGGCCCGTGCTGCAACAGTCTGTGTCGCTCACCGATTACAACGATCAAACGTTACTTGATCAGATTACGTTGGCTAATCTGAACGCCGCGATCAACCCTGTCGTGGTCATGGAAGTGGTTACAGAGGCGTACAACGACCCTGTGTTGGGTTCGTTCAAACAAGGAGATGACGTTCGGATTCGTATTACGGACCCACGGTTTCCTGACACGTTCGATGTGGTGCGCCGTATTGGGAAATACACGGTGACACCGGGGGAGAATGGACCCGAGCGGATCACGTTCAGCCTAGTTATCCCACCGTCTTAGGAGCGGCTATGCCTGTTATCAATCTGCCGCCAATGCTCAAGACCATTATTGGTGATCTGGATAAGCGGATTCGGAAACTTGAGCAGTCGCCGTATCAGTTGGCTTATGGTTCGTTCTTTGATCTCACCACGCAAACCATTGCGAACACCGCGTCTGTCTATCCTATTGCGATCAGTAACACCGACGTAGCAAATAACGTGAGCATCACTAGCGGTTCTCGCATTACCGTCGCTAGAGCCGGGGTCTACAACTTGCAGTTCTCCCTGCAACTGTCTAACGCTAGTTCGTCGGAGCAGGATGCGTTCATCTGGTTGCGCAAGAACGGCACGGATGTGGCTGACTCTGCGACCACGCTGAGTATCCCGAAGAAACACGGGTCCGTGAATGGTGCGGGTGTCGCGGCGTGGAACTTCATCGTCACGCTTGGTAACGGCGAGTATGTGCAACTGTATTGGAACGCTAACAGTACGGATATGTCTATGCCGACTATCGCGGCGTCGGCAAGCCCTGTGATCCCAAGAATCCCTTCGGTCATCGTAACAATGACGGAAGTGACCTACACAACCAGTTAGGCTAACGGCATGACGGTACGGACGGTTGCCTTTCTCACGCAAGATTTCACCCCAAACACTCGCCCCCCGTTGCCGGGTGGATGCGCCTATTACCGCTGCTTCCTACCGATGCAAGCCGTGGGTGTCGATGCTCGCATGGGTTACCCGGCGTGGACGAGTGAGGCCGGGTTCGGTGTTATGCAGACTGAGGAGACTGCGCAGTTTGGTTTCGACGTTGTGGTGCTGAAACTGCTGATGCACCGGCAGGTGCCTAAGCAGATTGAGTTGGCGAAGGCTTTGGGCCAGAAGATTGTCGTTGATATTGACGATTTCTACGATGGGTTACCTGAGAGCAATCTGGCGCACAAGGCGACTGACCCAATACAGAACAAAGCAATAAACCGCGAGCATTACCGAGAGATCATTCTTGCCGCCGATCGGCTAACGGTTGCGACACCGTTCCTTCACGAGTATTACTCACATTTGCATCCTGACGTTCGACTGGTTCGTAACGGCGTGTTGCCGCAGCAGTTTGATATTCACAAGACGTTGAACCGTAAGCCCGTTATTGGATGGGTTGGTGGTATTCCTTGGCGTGGTAACGATCTTGAGACGTTGAGTTCATGGCTGCCAGCGTTCCTAAAGGAACACGACTTGATGTTTCACCATTCGGGTCACGCCGATGCGGTACCGGGTGCTGATCGGGTGCCGTCTTTTGCGGAGGTCGTAGGTATAGAACCGCAGCGTGTTACTACCTCGCCGCTCAAGACCATGGACCAATACCATGAACTGTTTACGTTTGATATCGGACTGATTCCGCTCAACGACATACCGTTCAACCACGCCAAGTCATTTCTGAAAGGCGTGGAGTATTCGATCAGCGGCATCCCGTTCGTCGCCCAAGGACTACCCGAGTATGAGTACCTGACCAGTCTTGGCGTGGGCAGGGTGGCGTATGAGCCCGAGGATTGGGTGCGCCACCTGACTGCGTTGCTGGATTTCCGCACCCGTAAGCGGGATGCGCGAATCAACCGAGACAACGTGTTACGGGATCACACGATCATGGCGCGTGAACCTGACTGGCGTGAAGCCCTGCTGGAGTGGGATTAGCAGGGGTACTTACTGAGCCAGTCCACGAACTTGTTGTAGACGGAGCGTGGCGTGTAGCGGCCTAGCCATTTGCCGTCGCCGCTGATATCCCACGCCGACCAGTTCTTGCCGCGCTGGCTAAAATGGGCTGCGACCTTGGCGTTGTAGCGCCCGTCTAGCATCTTGTCCTCTATCCAGAGGGGTGAGTCTTGGTGGGCGGCTCTGTTGATCTGGAACAGCCCGTAGTCCCCGGTGTTGCTGATTGCGCGGGGATTGCCACCGGACTCTCGCATGGCGATTGCCCATGCTTCCTTGAGGTTCTGGCCTTGGAAGCCTGCGGCTTCTAGGCGGTGGACGAGCGGGTTGGTGCATTGCTGTGGTTCTGGCTTGGCACTCATCATGACCAGAGTGAGGGCGATAGCGTCAATCATCGGATTCCAACCACTAGGGGACAGGGACCGGCGCAACACGCGCAAGACTCGGACTCTCACCGAATCAACTGTTACCACCCTATCATGTAACGCATGCCTCCTGCCCCCGACGATTGGCGTGAGGCAGCGCTATGCCGTCAGTTTGACCCTGAGTGTTGGTTCCCTAACGATGCGAGGTCTGCTGTAACAGCAATGGCTGTGTGTTCTCACTGCCCGTCGATCAAGCCCTGTTACCAGTTCGCGGTGCGAGGGCGCGAGACTCATGGCGTGTGGGGTGGAGTGTGGTTCGGGTCGCGAGGAGCGCGGGAACGGGGGTACGAGAGGGGTCGAAATGCGCGGCTCTAGGGACCGCTCTAAGCGTGTTTCTCGGTGGGGCGAGAGGGTTAGACGCTAGACGGGGGGTGACACGCTCTACGCTGCTCCATGAGCGTTCTAGAGAGGTTACCCGAATCGCCCAAATCGCCCATACGCTCTTTAGATAACGATTCGATAACGCTTAGATAACGATTCGATAACATCGGTAGACAGACGCGAACCCTCCTGAAATGGCGCGAGGGTGACGCCTCGGGCGTTAGAATGGTCACGACACCCCGCCCGGGGTAGCGCAGCACGCCGAAGGCGCCCACCAGCGCACGCGGCACCCGGGCCGGGACAACAGCCAGAGCGACCAAGGGGCCAACCCCATGGGTTCACGAACCCGGCCCCAACCGCTCACTACATTCAATAGTGGACATCTACCTACCCTTTGATCGAAACCCCCCGTCACGCGGGGGGTCCACCGGGGTTCGCCTCCCGGTGCTGACGAGATTGGCGAAAGGGGTAGAAATGATTCCGATCAAGACTGGTGACTGGTTCGGCAAGTTCGATACCAAGGAAGCAGCCAAGAGACACCTCACGGTCAACTGGACTGGCGACCGCGTTCCTGACCACAACAATTGGCAAGGTTCGATCCTGAACCTTGGCGACACGTGGCGGGTCCGAGTCGATTTCGTTACATACCCGATCTGCGAATCAAGTGACAGCAACCTTACGGTTCGTGACTGCTGGTGCGCAGAGTGCACCGAGTACCGCAAGGCAGCCAAGAGGTTAGAGGTTGGTCTGGCGACCTACCTCAACGCCGTCACCACTTACTAGGTCGAAACCGGGCACCCGCCCGGTCCACGGTTGGTTCGCTACCGCCGTGCTGATGAGACAAGCGAAACCTAAGGGGTAGATCATGGACGAGTGCATCGTGGTGTTGGATCGTTCGCAGGCGCTCTGCTTGGCAGACGCCCTACGCAACGCAAGCGATTCGTCGCTGTTCGACGCAACCGACAGCGCACCGATCATCGAGGTGGCTTTCACCACCGATGGTTTGGTCAAGGTGCATACGCCGTTCGGCACTTTCGAGGCTGAGTCACGGTGTATGGACGTTGAGATTGACTAGGACGAAACACCGCTTCGGCGGTGTCCACGGGTAGTTCCCGTGCTGATGAGTCCATCAGTTACACACAAGGGGTAGATGCAATGGCTAACAATAACGTTCTGGCCGAGTCCGTGATCGAAACCACGCTGCATGGTCAGCGGGTCAAGATCGAATACCGCGTCCGTCGCAACACGGGGCGTTACTCAAAGGCTCGCGCCTACGTCTGGTACCCGACCGAGCAGTTCTGCGGCGAGGCACCGCCTTTCAGCAGGAAGGGTGAGGACCCCGCCAACGACAAGGCTTGGAAGGCGTACAACAAGCGCGAGTTGTCCGTGATGCGCGACATTCTCACGCTGCTCGGGGCTAACAGTTCCGATTGGTCGTTCAGCCGCAAGACGGGCTGCGGGTGCGGTTGCTCCCCCGGCTTCCGTCGCAAGGATGGAGTAGACGCCAACCGCGAGCACTACATCACGGTGAGCCTCGCTGACTAGGACGAAACCCCGCGCAAGCGGGGTCCACCGCTGAATGGCGGTGCTGACGAGTCCGTCAGACAACGAAAGGGTAGATGACATGCACGCAATCGAGCAGTTCACGGATGGCACCTCCGCGTTCTTCAGCAACCGCGAGGTGCCGTGGCACAATCTCGGTATCGTCACGGACGGGGCACAGACCGCAGCCGACGCGCTTGGTCTGGCTCAACTGGACTGGCAAGTCACCAAGGCAGACACGCCGATCCAGACCCCGATCCCGACCGCCGAGGGTGTCACCACGATCACGGTGCCAGACAAGTTCATGACGTACCGCGATCATCCGAAGTTGGGGCTGCAAGCGCTTGGCGTGGTTGGACGGCAGTACCAAGTCATCCAGAACAGCGAGGCATTCGATTTCCTCAACCACTTGGTTGACGAGTCGGGCGCGGTGTTCGAGACGGCTGGGTCACTCAACGGTGGTCGTCAGGTGTTCATGTCGATGCGCATGCCCGAGGCCGTCAAGTTGGCCGGTGGGCAGGACACAGTCGATATGTACCTCATGGCGACGACCTCGCACGACGGCAGCAAGGCATTCACCGCTGCTGTTACTCCGATCCGTCCGGTGTGCGCAAACACCGTGGCCATGGCGCTTGCGAGCGCCAAGTCCACTTGGTACCTGCGACACACGACCAACGTCAAGGGCAAGGTCGCTCAGGCTCGCGAGGCTCTGGGCATGTTCTGGGAGTACCAAGAGGCGTTTGCGGAGACTGCCGACACGCTGGCAGCCACCAAGATCACCGACAAGGAACTTGAGGCGTTCCTCAAGTCTCTGGTCAAGGAGCCCAAGAAGGACACCGAGCGCCGTCAGAATAACGTTGCAAAGGTTCGCAACGAGATCAAGGCGCTCATGCTGGCCCCAACGCAAGATAACATCAAGGGCACACGGTGGGCGGCGTACAACGCCGTCGTTGAGTGGGCTGACTGGGCAAAGCCCGTCCGCGCCAAGAACGGTAACGCCGAGGCCCTTCGCGCCGAGCGCATCATGCTTGGCGAGGTCGATGGGATCAAGAACCGCGCTTTGGCGCTGTTGCTCAAGTAGTCGAAACCCCGCCTTCGGGCGGGGTCCGTAACGGGCCGCTCCCGTTACGCTGATGAGACAAGCGAAAGGGTAGATGCACATGGTGTTCTACAGGGAAACCTCCCGCACCGACAAATACACCGTGGATCGGCACAAGTGCCTTGAGAAGGTTGAGGGCCGTAAGTGCGAGGACCGCGAGTGCATCAAGTCAAAGCACCGTTGGTGGTCCGTCATGGAGATACAGGGCGACCACAGCGAGGAAGTGCATTCCGCTCCCTCTGCTGCCGAGGCCAAGGCTTGGGCCAAAGCCAAGTACGGAGTCTAGGACGAAACCGGGCGCAAGCCCGGTCCACGGCTGAATGGCCGTGCTGACGAGTCCGAAAGGGTAGATGCAATGACTACAGAGCGTGAGTGGATTGGCCGCATCCTTCCGAATGCGTCCACGGTTCTGGCGGTTACTTGGGAGCCAACCAGCAGCGACGTTCAGAACGGCGTCGTGTTGTGTTACATCAGTTGGGGTTCTCATCCGTTCGCAACGTGGCACATTCAGCGGCGCAACTCAGACGGCATGGTCGATACCTTCAACGGTCACTACTTTGATGTTATCGGCAAGGCTGTTCGGGACTATGAGAACCGTGGCGGTCAAGCCTACGGTGCACCTAGAGTGCAGTCTCCGTATCACATCTGGCATAACGGTGAGCCTTACACCTATCTGGTGTTTGGCCCATACAAGAACGGCACGTTCGATGTGGAAATCCACGCCGGGCATGTCAACGACAACAAAGATTTGACAACGTACATCCAGACGGTCAGCGATCTTGCCCGCGATACGCACGTTGTTGGCGATTTGTGGCCGACCATCGACCAGATCGTGGCAATGCAAGACGCCGCTAACAGTTGAGTTGGACTCCAGCGCATCGGGTTCCCCCACCCGGTGCGTTGGCTGGCTTACTCAAACGAGCAGCCAGAAAGGGTAGATGCAATGCAAACGTTCTTGCCATACGAGTCATTCAGCAAGTCGGCAGCGGTTCTTGACCGCCAGCGGCTCGGCAAGCAGCGGGTCGAAACTTGGCAGATTCTCCGTGCGCTGCGCGGCGAAACCAAGGGCTGGGTCAACCATCCAGCAACCCGCATGTGGCGTGGCTACGAGGCCGCGCTTTGTTATTACGGCTGGGTCATGTGTGACGAGTGGCTCATGCGTGGCTACAAAGATTCCATGCTGCATAGGTTCACGGGTCACGGCGGCAAACTGGTCATGCCTCCGTGGTTGGGCGACGAACAGTTCCACATCAGCCACCAGTCCAATCTGGTGCGCAAGTTGCCCGATTACTACCGCGACAAGTTCCCCGGCGTCCCCGGCGACATGGAATACGTGTGGCCTAATCCGTAGTTGAGTTGGACTCCAACGCACCACCACTCCTAACCCGGTGTTGGTGCGTTGGCTGACTTACTCAAACCGGGTAGTCAGAAAGGGTAGAAATGCGGCTTACACGACGCGGCCAACGCCTAGCGGAAATCGCGGCTTCGGTCGTTATTCTCATCGGGTTCCTGATGGTTCTCGGGTTCGCTGGCTGGATCGAAGGAGGATGCGATGGGAAATGTTGAGGTGCTGCTCACGCTGTCGCAGGTTGAGCAGCGGTTGGGGTATGCCAGAGGCAGCCTCACATCGTTGAGGGCGAAGGGCTACATGCCCGATCCCGATAACCACTATGGGCGCACACCATTGTGGCGTGTGTCCACGGTCGATGCTTGGGCCGAATCAAGAAGGAAGGTAATCAAGTAATGCAAGATCGGACGGGAATAACGGTAGAGCAGTATGAGCAACTGCTGTGCAATCTCAACAGCAGTCGCGTGGCATCCCGCACTCAGGCAGGGCGATCCCTGTCGTATCTGGAGGCGTGGGATGTAAAGGCGCATCTCATTCGCATCTTCGGCTTCGGCGGCTGGTCATCCGACGTTATTGAGTCGGCGCTGGCCTACGAGGAGAAGAATGAGAAGGGCCAATGGTCAGTCGGCTACAAGGTCACCTTGCGCCTGACCATCCACAACGTGCGTTACTGGCAGGAAACCCCGAACGTTGACACCACTTACACGGAGTCAGCAGTCGGGTCAGCCAGCCTCCCCCAGCGTGGTGAGGCGCACGACATGGCAATCAAGACCGCCGAGTCTGATGCGCTCAAGCGAGCAGCAATCAACCTCGGCACACAGTTTGGCCTGTCGCTGTACGACAACGGCAGCAGGAAGGACGTTGTTGGGCTGACGTTGGCGCCACCCGCTGGGTACACCAAGCCAGCCACAACCACGGTTGAGGTCGATCCAGAGCCCTCCGTGGAGCCGCGTCTGGACCCTGAGAAGGCGATGGACACTATCGCCAAGATCAACGAGTGCACCGACGAGGAAGCACTCAAGGCAATCTACGACCTCGCTGTTGCTGACGGTTGGGTCAAGTTGCCTTGGGATGACGGCGGTGACACCATCCACGATTTCGTGGTCGCACGCCTGCAAGAACTGAGGGCGTAATGCTGGTCAAGTGCGGTCGGTGCGGTTTTCTCAAGTGGGACCGCGCCGACTGCAACACTTGTAATCTGTTAGATGAGCGAAAGGGTAGACAATGAGCGACGTTGTAACACCTGTGCAAGTGGAGCAGAGGCTCCGCAGCCTAGGTCGGGAGTTGGACGAGGCGCACACGGATATGGTGGCTGCCGAGTTCAGGTTCGCAACGGCCAAGCCAGCGTATGAGATTCACTCAGCCAAGGAGCGGTTGCGGGTTCGTGACTGGGCTTTGGAGCGTGGTGTCAAGATCACGGTTCAGGAGATCGCAGATACAGCGATGGTCAACTGCGCCGATGAATACACGGAGTTGAGCATCTCAGAGGCAACCGTTAGGTCCGCGAGGGCTAACGTTTCCCGAATCAAGACCCACATTGATATTGCGCGTTCGGTTGGAACCAGCGTGCGAGCCTCTATGGAGGTGTCGTGAATCGCGAGGAACTACTTGAGATCATGCTCGGTGGCAAGAGCAAGCGCAGCAAGCAGCGCGAGATTGGACCCAGCCAGATTGGTGGGTGCCGTCGTAAGGTCTGGAATCAGATCAACGAGGTGCCCAAGACCAATCTGGAAACCCTCGGGCTGGCAGCGTGGATGGGTACAGCGATCCATCACGCAATCGAACGGAGGTTCGATGACGTTGACCCGTTCCAAGAGCGGTATCTGCGCGAGGTAGAGGTCGAACATAACGGGTTGATGGGTCACGTTGACTGTTACGACAAGGTCGATTGCGAGGTGATCGACTGGAAGACCACAACCAAGCGCGGCTTGTCGGGGTTCCCGAAGGAACAGCAGATTATGCAGGTCATGTTGTATGGCTACCTTCTGGCAAGTAACGGGCACCCGGTGGAAACCGTTACGCTTGTTGGGATTGCGCGGGACGGCAACGAGACACATATCCAGATGCACTCGCAGCCGTACTACGAACCACTAGCCATTAGCGGAATCGAATGGCTGCGTGAAATCCGTGCAGCGGAAGAGCCGCCAGCGCCAGAGAAGAATGTGCGGTTCTGCAAGGACTACTGCAACTGGTATGACCCGTCAGGGGACGTTGGATGCCCGGGGTTGCGCGGTAGGGCGGTGGACGATGAGTGACTTGCTGTTCACGGACGCGGAAGCCTGCGGCTGTAACAGATGGAACTGTAGGCGTTGCAACCCATCCGATCCATTTGAGGGTGCGATGCGAGCCGCTTCGGATTGGGTCTACAAGGCTGATCGGTGGTTCAGTACCTTGCCGATTGGCGCACAGTTCAGCAGCGAGGATGTGACAGCGGCTGTTGGGTCCCCTGCCGGGG